GTATTATTTTGAAGTATTGAGCGCTCATTGCACTAGTATCTTCTATAAGAATGTCCTTCCCTAAAAGATCCCAGTATTCAATGTTTTGCCTTGCGGCAATAAAACTGTCTCCATATATGTCAATTCCTGTTTCAATACTATTTGGCATAGTTATAGCTCCTTTTAATAATAAATATCAATAGATGATATTACTGAATCCTGACTGCTTGGTTATTTCAATAGATTCATCACTCATGTCTTTCATAATGTCAATGTGAGAGATAATAAATATAAAGTCAAATTCTGTTTTTAAGTATTCAAGTAATGTAGTCATTGAACTAAGATTTGTTGAGTCTAGATTTCCAAAACCTTCATCTACAGCTAGGAAGTTTGGCCTAGGTAGATTTGACACATTTATTAATGCAACTCTAATAGCTAATGAAGCTATAAACTTTTCCATACCTGATGTTAGCTCTAGTGGCCAAGTGTTAATGTCATCATAAACTATATTTGCAAGTATATTCTTTCCGTCAACACTAAATGTTATAGAGAACTCAACTATTTGAGATAAGATATTATTTACCTCTGCCTGAATATATGGTAGGACATTAGTTATAATATCATAAGGTATTCCATCTCTCTTAAGTGCAGTTAGATAGTACTCATATGCCTTTTGCTTACCTTCTAGGTCATGAGCTCTTTCTATTAAGTCATTTATTGATTTTATCTTATTTTCTGCTAGCTTAATATCACTAAATGCACTTGTGACAACACCTTCGGCACCTACAAGTTCAATATCATAATTTTCTTTTTTAAGATCTAAGACTTCCAATTCAGAATTTATTAACTTATTGTCAGCAATTGCTTGTTCATTCTTATTGTATCGCTTAATATCTCTGTTAATTATTCTTAAGTCAGACTTTAATGTGTTTATGTCAGATTCTCTATTTGCAGTTTTTGCTTTTATTTCTGACTGATATTGCTTTATTGTTGACACTTCTCTTTCTAGGTCTATATGCAACTGTATATCTGTAAAGTTTGAGTTCTTAACCATAATATTTTCTAGTGATACCTTTTCATCTAAGAGGCTTCTTACATCACTTTTAAGTTTTACTATATCTTCCTTTGCCTTATATGCAGACTTAACAAACTCATTGTCACAGCAAAAGTTACAATTAGGATCATACTTATGAGTGTCCAGCTTTGATATTAGATCTAACTTATTTTTTACAGATACTTTTATAAGTTCTATATTTTGCTTTACTTTTCTATAGTCTATCTCTGCAGTATCATATACCTTTTTTGTTTGCTTTGCTAAGTCTAAGTCTATAGAGGCTAAGTCTTTTGCTATTTGTCTATATGACTTTTTATTTTCATCTGTATAGCTTTTATATTTTTGCAACTTACCTTTGTGTTCTTCAATTGATTTTTCAACAAATGCCCTTCTTGATTCTAGCTGATCTATATCCAGAGTGTCATCTATTCTACTTAATGTCTTAGATATAGACCTTATTTTTGTATTGACTCCTGCAATTTCCTTTTTAATATTTTTTAACTCAACATTTTCTTTTTCCCAAATAAGCTTTGCTGCATCACAGTCATCTTCTGCATCTACTAACTCTTGTGAGTAGTCTGTCTTCTTAAAGTCTTTTAATAGTGCCTGAACATCTCTTATCTCTTCATTTGCTATTTGATATAGCTCCTCAAAGACTGTTATATCTAAGAATTGTGCTAGTAGGTCTTTCTTTTCTAGTTGAGTCTTATCTATAAACCCTGTATTGTTATTTTGTACTGATAGTGCAGTTAGTACAAAGTCATCATATGTACCTAGATACCCTTGTATGTTTTGATTTGTATATACTCTTTGCTCTCCGTTTAGTGAAATTCTATCACCACCTTCACCATCCATCCAAAAGTCAACTACAACCTTGACATGTCCATTCTTTTCTCTCTTACCTTTTCTTTCAATAAAGTAATTTACACCATCTATTTCAAAGTTAAAATAGCAATCAAAGCTAGACCTCTGGTTGTTTAGAACATCACCTGCACTCTTTGTTCTAGAGCATTTATCAAATATACAATATGAAAGTGCATCCAAAAGTGCAGACTTACCCATATGATTCTTTGCGAATAAGCCTACAACACCTTTTGGTTTTGAAAAGTCTACACTATTATCAGTACCATAGCTAAACATATTTGAAAACTTAAATAGCTTTGGCTTCCAGTTAATATGCCTAGAAACAGCAACGTTTGTTAGGCTTTGGTTAAGCGTTCTGTTTATGTTCTTTATTCGGTTTAAGACGTCTGTCTCGATTGAAAAATTTCTAGTTAAATAGTCATCAATCAATCTATTCTGATAATTGACGTCTCTAGTATCCTTCGTTAGAGAACGAGCTTTACGATTCTCTCCTGTATTAGATATATTATCTTTCTTTATTGTAACAATGTCTGATGTCTTACATTTTCTTTTTATCTGCGCTATAACCTTCTTTAATCCTGCCTGGGTAGTGTTTTCTGTTCTTATCCTTACCCTTGGATACTTTGGTATGTTGGTAATATCTGGAAGCTTGCCATCTATAACATCTACTGTGTAGTATCCGTAGTCATTGTCTAGTTGAACAAAGTTATGCTTTCTCTTTTCTACATCCCAAAGTGTGTATCCATGACCATTAAATGCCTCGCCAAAGTTTTGCTGTATTAGTGAGCCTACATAGTGAATTCTTTTCTTTTTGTCCAAGAATTGGTGCTTGTGTATATCACCTAATAGTGCAAGGTCATAGCCAGAAAACATTGATACTTTAAGATCATCATTTGAAACCTTAAAGCCAATATCAGTAGTTGAGCTATTAACTGGTCCGTGAAAGAGTGCTATCTTTGTTTTTGCATCAAAAGAGTCTGCTTTTATAAATGTTTCTGGGTCATCAAATATACTAAATACAGCAAAGTGTGTATCTGCAATCTCGTAGACAGCAGAGTCCTTTAAGTAGTGCAATTGTGGATGGTTCAAGTTATCTATTATTGGAGAAAGAGAGTCCATCCTACTACTATTATTTAAGTTTGTATCATGATTACCCGTAATTACAATTGTGTGCCTTTTATCTGCTAGCCTCTTAAAGAACTCAGAAGTTAAGTCTATAAGTTCAGGTGATATGTCCGTCTTATTATGTACAATATCTCCACCTACATATATGATTGCATTTTCTGGTAGCTTATCAACCTCCTTATACAACTTTCTAAATATGTGTCTATATTCTCTGTGCCTCTGATAGTTCCTTATGTGGATATCAGCTATATGCATTATCTTATCTAGCTTATCAAACCCTACATTAATCTTCATATAATTTATACTCCATAATCTTTGTGAACGTAAGAGAGTCTGTTGACTCAATTATCTTGTTTATCTTTTCTCTACCAAGCTCGTTTGGATCCTTGCCTGGCATATCTACTAATCTAACATCAACGCCACAACCCATAAAGTATTCTGCATGCCTTATTGCATCCTTTTTGGCGTCATCGTCTAGTACTATATTTATTATTTTAATCTTCTTCTCTATAATTTTCTTTCTTAGCTCATTAGATATAAGCTTACCAAATAGTGGTATTGCATTGTTGTCAACCGTCATTGCATCAATTGGCCCTTCTACTAGTGTCACTGGTTGAGTCCAATCTATTAGTAGCTCGAATCCAATAATGTCTTTTGACACTTGAGGATTTTTATGCTTAAAGCTTGTGTCGTAAAATGATCTTCCAGTAAAGTAGTTAAGCTCACCATTTGAGTCATAACTGGGAATTACTATCATGCCAGAATAGGGTCCATCCTCGCAGTATCCTATGTTATACCTTAGTATGTCATACTTGCTAAAGCCTCTCTTCATAATATATCTAAATGCATTTCTAAAGTCTGGGCTGTTTTTATTACCTTCAATTATTGGTATGAAGTCTTCTGGTAAGCCTACCACAGTTTCTGCAGTATTTTTTAGTGTTGGTATTGCATCACCAACCAGATTGTAGTATTTTTTTATCTTATCTGCAGAGGCACCAACCTTCATGAATATCGAGTAAAGCTTTCTACCTTTCTTTCCACAAACCCAACATTGCCATTTTTGACTTATAATGTTTATACTAAGCTTTTTCTTGTGGTGCATGCAATACGGACACTTAAATGATACCTCATCATTATTGACATGGCCATTACCTAAGATACCTTCTAATAAACTTATTACTCGAAAATTTGACATAGTAATAATATAACAAAAATATGTGAAATACTTAAACTTATTGTAACCAATCTTCAGGAATTTCCTTACTTGCAAACATTATTCCGTGTTTTGTACAGAAGTCTGCATATGTAGTTTTTGAACCCTTTCTTATCTTTGACTTTTCATTCTGAAAGACAATCCTTATATCTAATTTTGGGTTCTGATCTCTTATTAGTAGGTGCTTTTGCCTATCCTCTAGTGTCCATCTACCCTTTGTTTCTATTATTACCCCATTTGGTAAAAAGAAGTCCGGTGTGTATGTTCTCTTCTTCTCTGGGACAGTAAAGTTTACCTTCTCAGATTCATACTTAAATTTTATCTTTTTGCTTTCTAGTTGTAATGCAGTGTCATATTCAAATCCACTCTTATAACCATTCTTTATTGCAATCTGTCTTTTATTTGATTTTCTTGCCATATCTTATTCTTAGTGATAACCGTTTAGTAGTTCCAATAGATCATCAATTGCAGCATGTCTATGATTATCTGTTAGAACTGTTTTGTGTACATATTTTGAATTTATTAACTTTGACATGTCGTGGAATGCTGAATAGTTTTTATCCTTAAGATCCATTTGGTATGAATCACCACAAAATATCATTGTTGAGTCTTTACCTAACCTGCCAATTGCCATTGCTAATTGAGACCTAGTAAGATTTTGAAACTCATCTACAATAACAATTGAGCTATCAAATGTCCTACCCCTAAAGTGTGCTAGTGATACTAACTCAATTTGCTCAGCCATCTCCATCTTGTCTAATATCTCTGGCTTGTTGTAGATCTTTCTCATATTAGATCTAATAGGTACCAACCACGGCTCCATCTTTTCTTTTTCGGTCCCAGGTAGGAAACCATTGTCTTCAGTTGCAATTGTAGGCCTTGTAATTATTATCTTATTGCACTGCCTCTTAAAGAATAAGTCTAGGGCAACTTGTACTGCTAATAGTGTCTTACCACTACCTGCCTTACCTACAATAAAATTAAATGGGTGGTTTAGTATTTCTGTTTTTGCAGCCTTTTGCTCAGCTGAGAGACTTAGTGAGAACTTCACTGAGCCTTTTGGTGCTTTCTTATCAGTATTAGCTTTGGTCAAAATGTGACTCCCTTTATTTTTTAAGCATCAAATCTTACAACAACACTTATGTCATAATCATTTGAATTTTTTAATGGCCTTGCCAACTTACCAGTTGCACAAAGATCTCCACTATCATTATATAAACCTAAAGTAGTTATATAAGGTGTAAATGCACTTGATGTTGCAATACTTCTTAGTATATAGCTACCTGTTCCTTCTGCTCCTGCAGCAACTCCATTGTTTGAGCCACTTAATATTGTTGGGTTAACAGACTGATTAAATTCTCCATCTTGTATTGTGCAATAGTATTCGTGTTCAGTCATTGAAAGAGTACTCTTAAAGTATATATTCCTTGTTCCAGCTACAACTGAGCCATTTTCATCTTGCATTTCTGCATAAAAAAGGTCTCCGAAGCCCCCTGATGTAACTATAATTCCTGAGCTATAGAATATATTTCCCCTAAGGATTCCGTTTCCGTTTAAAACATTTCCATTGCCATCATCTACCAATCTGA